CTTCGTCTGGGAAGAATTGCCTGGTTGGATACGGGCAGTTGATCCCACAGTGAAAAGATTAAAACTACGTGAAATGGAAGATGGTGGCTACATGCTGAATATAGAATTTGTAAAGAATGGTTATCCAGCATTCCTATTGAGGTGGGCATGAGAATAAAGAAACTGTTATATCCACAAGAGAAACAATGGCTGTTAGAACACGTGGGAGATCAGGATGTCTACTACCACAGTGATGGTGTCAGTGCTGACAGACTGGCCACTTGGAACTACAGATTTGAACGAGATCATCACTATGTTTACATAGCCAATAACAATTTAGCAACATTATTTTTATTAAAGTTTGGACAATAAATGAAAATAGCATTGGGTAGTGACCTACACTTAGAATTTGGCGCATTAGAATTACACAATACAGAAAACGCTGATGTCTTGGTGTTAGCTGGTGATATCTGTGTGGCCAAACACTTGAATGGTGTCCATCACCATGATCAACGTTATAGGAAGTTCTTCCAGGAATGCTGTGAACGTTTTCCTCGGGTCATCTATGTCTTAGGTAATCATGAGCATTATAGTGGTGACATACAAAACACCCACACAGAGCTTGAAGCAAAATTAAATTATCCTAATCTATACATCTTAGATGATACTACTACCATCGTAGATGATGTCGTATTCGTTGGCACTACCTTATGGACTAACATGAACGAGGAAGACAGCCTCACCCTATATCATGTTGATAGTATGATGACGGATTTCCAATCAATCAAAAACAGTGCTAGGATGTTGAATGCCTACAAGCCAGCTAAACTGACCCCAGAGGACACTGTTGAATTCCATAAGAAGTCATTGGACTATATCAATCACGTGGTCAGTAAAGATGCTGATAAAACTTATGTGGTTGTTGGGCATCACTGTCCTAGCATGAAGAGCGTGCATCCTAAGTATGCCCACGATAAGATCATGAATGGTGCTTTCGCCAGCGATTTAGATGACTTTATAGCATATCGTCCACAGATCAAGTTATGGTTCCATGGGCATACGCATGAGCAGTTTGATTATACCATTAGTGAAACACGTGTGGTATGTAATCCTCGCGGATATGTTGGGCATGAACCTCAAGCTGACAGTTTTAAATTAAAGTATATCGACCTATGAAAGCAGTGGTATATGATATCTATGATTGGGAAAAGAAAATTTGGCCTAAGATCGTCGCTGACTATGGTCCTGGTGTCAATATTTCATGGGTCTGTAAACAACGCCTAGGATTTACTGTGCGTCGCCATACTGATTATGGTCTAGGAGACTTTGATAGTTATACCAGCAATTCTACTAACATACATTTAGATTTTTACGATGAACAATCACGAACAATGTTTTTACTTAAATACAAATGAAAACTATACATTACACTGCTGATGAGTGGCGTTGGACTGTTTGGCCAAAGTTATCCAAAGATCACACTCCTCTGTCTATGGGCAAGGCCCTGGGATTTACTCTACGCGAAGAAACAGAAGTTTGGTCTTTTGATGATGCTCCAGGTGGCTACGATAGAGTTACAGTAGTCCATCTTGACTTTGAGAGAGATGAAGATCATACGCTATTTTTGTTGAAATATCAATGAGATTAATATTATTACTATGTTTATTTCTATCAGGATGTGCTGTCGTAGCTTCTATGACTGGTGCTAGTAGCAGTACTGTAACTGCTATCAAGACTGCGGAAGCTGTTAAGCTAGGTGTGAATGCAGCCAGTACTGCTACTACTAACAAGACATTAGAGGACCATGCATTGAGTTATGTCACAGGTAAAGATTGTAAGATGTGGAATGCTATTGATCACAAAAGTGTATGTAAAGGTGTTGAGCATTGAAACAATATGTTAAATGGCCACCACCAGCTGAGTGGGAAGAAGTTGTAATTACCTGGGAAGTAATGCTAAAAGGTGGGCGTCATACTCCACCTGTGATCATTGAATGGTTAGAAACTGCACCTGGTGGCAGGTATCATTTACATGGGTGGCGATCAACACAAGGATTTGCTTTCAGATTTGAGGATCCAGTGGATGCTCTTTATTTTAAATTAAGGTGGTTTTAATGGCAACAATATATTTAGACATGGACGGTGTAGTAAGTGACTTTGATGGCTATGCTGAACCCATAGTGGGATTCCGTACACCAGGTGGAGTGCGTTACGATCAAGAAGGTTGGGCATTGATTTCAGCTAACCCTCGTGTGTATAGAGATTTACCTGAGATGCCTGAAGCACATAGACTGGTTAAAGAAGTCTGCCAACTAGCTCAAGATAAAGATATGGATGTTGGTTTCTTAACTGCTATCCCTAGACAAAATGATGTGCCTTGGGTGTTCCATGATAAAATCAATTGGATCAATGCTCGCTGGCCAGGTATTCCTGTGTTCTTTGGGCCTTATAGCAGTGACAAACAAGTACACTGTAAATCACCCAATGATGTATTGATTGACGATCGTCCTAGCAACATTGAAGAGTGGCGTGCGGCAGGTGGTAAAGCTATCCTGCACACTGGTGATGTTATTGCTACACTAATTGATCTGCGCAGTCTAGTGAATAGTTCTACTAGCTAGGTAATTGCCATCTCTATTGATAAAGAATTTAAATATTTCTTCTACTTTAGGATCAGCTATCACATCTACTTCAGGTAGGCTTATACCTTTTAAGCTACCGTCTTGGCTGACGACAAATACATAATCCTCTGGCTGTATATCACCTAACACATCATCATCTACGTTTAAATTGGGGTCGTTTGAAAGCTCTTCTGTGATTTTTGCCATTGTCGTTCTCCTTGTAATATTTTACATTAGCACGGACTTTTTTTAGTAATAGTTTTGTTACTTCATGATCCTTGCCAAATGCCTTGTAATATTGTTTTAGATCTGGACTGTTGATTTTACTTGCGCTAGTAATATTTAACTTATATTTCATTAAGTACTGTCTAGCCGCTATATTCTGCGCATAAGCATCTATCTCATCAGGATCACCTAGATATTCTTGATCAGCACGTTTGTTGGGATCTCTGTGATCGCTCTTGTAAGTGTTCCTATGATAGCGATATCTGCGATTGCGGAACTGTCGTTGATGCTCATATTCGTGTATCAGTGTTTCTAATAACTCTATCGCCATCTGATCAGCCATTTCAGGTGTAACTATCATAGCTGTGGTCTTGGGATGATTGATGATAAAATCAATGATCAAGTGTTTCTTTTTAACTTCATCTAGGCCAGGATCATATTCTGCACCAATAGTAAACTCATTGAATTTTAATGAACTGCTGTTAGTGTAGAGTTTAACGCGAACAGGGTGTTGATGTTTGTTTAGATGCTTACTGAGGCGTTTGACAAGACTGCGAGGAGTGATGCGCTGTCCAACTAGTGTAGATAACCATTCACTGATGTGTTGATATTCTACTGTTGGATTTAGGTACATGTCTAACTTCCGCCTAGTAGTTTGGCTGCGGAACCAGTTTGTAAACTGCCATCATCTCCAGTGTAACTAGGAACACCTTCAAATGGATTTGTTTTCAATGGACCCATGCCATTCGCTTGTAAAATACTGTTGTTCTTACCTTCTGCTATGCTGGCTTTAACTGCTTCGCCATATTGACTAGCACCATTGGCCATACTACGTAGGCTATCACCCAGGCCACCAGTTGATAGGTCTTTACCGTACTGTGGTAATTTAGTAGCGAAACTCATGACACCAGTTAGATTTTGTGTGGCTGGGGCTGCCGCAGTGGTAATTCCTGCTGTGCTGAATAATGATGTTGATTGTGAAATCTTGCTGTTTAAAGCGGCAATGTTATCAGCAGTCACTCCTTTATTAATATCGTCATAAACTGCGCCGCCAGACACTGAATGTATGAAATCATTGGCATTAGGTACGCCAAACTTTCCACTGCCTGATCCAATCAATCCAGAGATAGTTGAACTATTCTGTGTCATTAATGCATTCAATGTAGGAGCCGCTGCATTAGTCAATGGAGTAGTAACTGATTGTATACTACCCAATACGCTTGATGCGGCTGTAGCATCAACTATTTTACCACCACCCATGTCACTGAACTTACTGGCCAGACCGTCAGCACCTCCAGTGAATCCTGCGGTGTCTGCTGGATTAGCCAGTTTAGTATAGTCACTGAGATCTTTCAGGCTTTGTATACCGCCCACATCTCCTGCTGCCAGAGTGGGAGCATTTGCAGATCCAAATGCTGTACCTGTGGTACTAGTTCCTTGTGCTGTTGGGAATCCTGTAGTAGTTGGTGCTCCAAAGGTATTCGTACCAGCTGTGGGGATCGTAGTCGCCACTGGAGGTGTAGCTGAACTACCAAATACATTTTGTGTGTTATATAGACTGCTGTCAGATCCTGAATAGCTTGGCAATCCACCAAACGGATCTGTGATACCAAATTGATCTGCAGCTGTGTTGATCGCTTCTGGATTTTTAACACTGCCCATCACTTGATTTATTTGATCAGTGTATACTGGATTATCTAAATCATTTAACGGTACGCCATTCTGTGCTAACAGTGCATTAACTCCTGTAGCATTACCTAATTTATTATTGTTTAATGATTGCACCAGACCAGTAGGTGTACCAAAGTTTTTAATATCCACACCATTGAACATTGATCCAGTTGAAGCCATTGCGGCACCTGCACCTTTTAAACTACCAAATGAATTCGTCAGCCCATGATCAGCCATGCTACCCAAGTCAGTGATACCACTGCCAAAGTCACTGTATGAACTGTTAGATAAGAATGTTGTTGCGTTAGTTATATCAGTGGCATTATTGATATGTCCATGGATTTTACCCAATAGCTGGCCAAAACCACCCTGATCATTTGGGTTGAATATATTATTTTGTTGGGTAGTTAAATTATTAAGAGCAACTGTTGCGGCAGGAGCAAGGGCAGTATTAGCTGATATTTCTGCTTGTAATTTTGCCATAGCACTGGTAACACTAGGAGCGATAGTCAATGCTTGACCTTTGGCCATGCCAACCATAGCCGTTAGGGTAGCAGGACTGATACTTGCTGCTGGTTGCCCAAGGGTGTTATACTGTCCCTCAGTGACAACTGTCATTGCCTTAGCACTTGCTATAATATCATCTGCCATACTCTACACCTTAGGTAATAATGCCGCCTTTGCTCACAGGTTCAATACCTGTAGTTGTTTTAATGTAATGGTTTTCTACATCTTTCACTGTAGGTGCATGCATCATCACATGATGTTTGTCTAACGTTATATTTTTATTTAAATCTGTCGTAAACAAACTCTGTATCAATCCTAAGCCCTGTTGGCTTGGCATGACTGTGGTTGGTTTACTTACGATATATGCAGCATCAGTTTCTTCTACAATCTTAGCAACGATTTCATCACCGTTGACTAATTTAAAACTCACTGTTGTATCCTTGTCGTACTTGTTAGTTACTAACACTTGATTCTCCTAGTTTATTGAATAGTTCTTCATCTGATAATCTTACTAAACCTTGATAGCCACCTTCTACGAACAGTTCATCACCTTTGTAGATCTGTGGTGCTGAACGATGCCCTTGGCCGATCAGCCACTCGCGTGCATCAGGCACTTCATCAATCATCACTGTTTTAAATTCTATACCTTTAGTTGTTAATAAGTGTTTTGCTTTCTCACAAAACGGACAATTATTTTTACTATATACTGTTAACATTTCTTTATCCTATAATTCTGGTAATTCATCGTAGTCAACATGTTCACCCATGACTCCGATTACATAATTCGTTGATTCATTTTCTTGTAAGGCTGTTTGTTTCTTGCTGGTATCGCTGTGTTTGTTAAACCATGGAATAGGTGTTGTCTTAGGTGCTGGTTCCTGATATTTGATACCGATATCTTTGAGTGCGTTAACTGCTGTATAGTCTACAAACTCTTTTAAGATGTTAGCATTAAGTCCAATGACTGGACCTAGTTTAAACAAGTAATCAGCCCAGGCTTTTTCTTCACGGATGACATCAAGATACATGTTATATACTTCAGCGGCACATTCTTCTTTGACCTTGGCAAAACGAGGATCTTCTTTGACTACTTGATTGATCAACCAAGCAGTCCACTCTTTGTGTAAGACTTCATCTTGTAAGATCAAACTGATGATATTACCGTTGCCGATGAAGATCTTGTTTTCAACCATGGCTAGACTTGTAGCGAATGATACCATGAAACGGAACGCTTCGAGACCGTAACTGGCGTTTAGTGCCAACCATATGGCTCGTATATGTTGTTGTTCATCTATTTTGTTTCCTAGCTCTACCTTGCAGTTGATACGATGTAGAGCATCATAGTAGTTGCCTATGGTGGATGCCATACTGATAATCTCATTGGTGTCATGGATGGTGTTGAACACATCTTTTGGCACGTTGTAGATATTACGTATGATATGGCTGTAGCTGCGACTGTGTATATTAGTTTCAAAGAAACTCCAATTATACATCAGTGCTTCTAATTCTGGAATACTTACCACTGGCGTGAACACCTGTGCTGGTCCACGTCCTTGTAAGCTGTCTAATGCTGTTTGTCTTAACAAGTTACTGGTGAATATATGTTTGACTGTGTCGCTGGCTTCTTTAAAGTCGTTTGAATCTTTAGTCAGGCTGACTTCTTCTGGTATCCAAAAGAACCCACGTGCTGTTTGTTCTAGTTTAACCAACTTGTTATACTTGACTTCTTCAAAGCGTTGGATGGTCACAGGTCCAGCTGGGTCAAGAAACATCTTACGTGATAGATAGTCTGTCTTTGTATTTAAATTGTATTGTGCTTTTGACATTTTATATTAACTCTCTTTGTTTACGTTTATTTTCTTCTCTAATTTTTGCGGCGATTTTCATTTTTATCTTTGCTTCTTCAGACATTTTTTTACCTTGTTGTGCTGCAGACATTTTAGCTCTAATCTCAGTAGACATAGTTTTGCCAGCCCAAGGGCCAATTCGTCCCTTTGCTTTTTCAGATAACTTCTTTCTTGTTTCTTCATTAATAGGTAAACGATTCTTTGCAGCGACAGCTAACTTAGATTTGTGTTCTTCTGTTAGCTTTCTACCTTTTTGTGCAGCTGACATTCTGGCTTTTGTTTCTTCTGTTCGTTTCTGTCCTATACGTTTTTTAGCAGCTTCTTTCTGTATATTAGGATCTCGTCTGTTAGGATTATTATCACCTGTCATAGATTCTGCGTATTGCCTGCGAAGCCAACCATATGCTTTATTATTTCTTTTACCATTATTAATCATGGCCCCAGTTGCCATATTCATAGCTGCATATAATAACTTGCTGTTGCCTGGATAAATTTTACATAATAGCAAATGAGCAAGGTAATGTTCTTCAGGATACAAAATTGCTATATTATTTTTATCGTTAGATCCTGACATACATTGAGGAATTATATGATGTTTTTCAATATATCCATTAATTATTCTATTTTGAGAACGCTCTATTAGACTATTATATATTTTTTTATAGTTCATTATAATTTACATGCTTCACAGTCGGAATCGTCATCCAGTGTTGATACTGAATCTACTTGTACCTCAGGTATATTAGTTTCTTTAGTTTCATCTTGTACTTTACTACCAGCTTTTTCTATCAAGGAGTAATAAAATGTCTTCAACCCCCACGCATGCGCCTGCATTAAATTTTTAGCAATTAATGTGCTTGGAACTTTTCTGTCAGGAAAATGTCTTGGCGAATAGAATGTATTTGTTGAAATACTTTGATCCACATAAGCTGCCAACACTGCCGCAGTTTTTAAATATGCGTCACAGTCCTTTTGTTCCCACATCAATTGGTAACGACCTTTTAATTTATTATATTCTGGCACTACCTGTATGAATGATCCTGCCTTACTTTCTTTAACTGAAATCAAACTCATTGGCATTTCAATACCATTGGTACTGTTGATAACCACACTGGAACTTTCTACAGGAGCGATAGCCATAAGTGTCGCATTTCTAACACCATATGATCTCATATCACTGCGTAGCTGTTCCCAGTCTAATTCACGTGTTGGAGTAAAGTCTGCAAGTTTGTTTACACCTTTGGCGCGATGTTCCCAAGGAAATTCACCTTTACCATAACGTGTAAGATGACTTTGTGTACAAGCACCACGTTCTTTGGCCAATTCAACTGTGGCTTCTGTTAGGAAGAATGCCTGATGTTCCATCCATGTCT